GAAACTGTCGGATCTTATCTAACTAGAGTCGCAGCCATATAGCACCAGTCAGCCATTTTTACATTTGTCTAGTCTAAAACTATCTGATTGCGGCCATTGATGGGAGTCAGCCAAAATACATATCTATACTCCCCAGATGAAATATATAAGAAGAAGTAGTTGGGCTATACACAAAGAGGTTAAAGAGATATAAGCGTAGAGCTTCTTTATGTTGTATAGTATTAGAATGGTAATGACTAATAGCCACAAGCAAATCATCTTGAGCGTNATAAACAACGCGACAGAGCCAGAGTCAAGTTTAATTAAGAACGTACCAATTGGATTCTGTTCATAGTCTAGAATGTTCTCTTGTAGCTTTATGGTATAGTAATGATCCAACATGCTTACCATGATTACCCATAGAAGCCCAAATATAATGGGGGCGTTGAATTTTGCTTTGAACATTTAACTAGAATACAACTTTATAAAATTGATTACCCTCTTGACACTACTACCATGTATTGGGGCGATTATTATCCTAGATGTATCTTTGTACCTGCTCAATCCCGAACCCCTACATATAACTCCTATTATCTTTCCGTCATAAATAATTGGGCCACCACTATCTCCCTGTATGCCCCAAGACAAAACTATAATTCCATCATCGGATAACTTTCTGCCAGCGAACTTTGCAGTCCAGCCACGATACGATCCTGTTCCGAATCCACCAAGATCAACACTGCTGCCCATTCGGGGAACTATTCCAGTCACACCTAAAGGCTCAACCTCATCTGGTATCAACGCCTTTATTAATGCAAGATCACTATTCATATCCTTTTGGTATGGGAACTTAACTATTACACTATTCTTTTGTGTTTTCTTTCCTGTACTAAAAGTTATAGTTGCTAGGGAATCATCATTAGGGACTACATGTGAGGCGGTTAATACAATCCCAATATAGTAATCAGGAAATCTCTCACTATCCTTTATGAACTTAACAACAGAGCCAGTACCTCTACTTATAGATGTCCCCCTAGAGTATTCTAATTGAACAATACTAGACTCATATGATTCTTTTGATTCTTCCCACTCTTGTGCATTTAATTCTATTGGTAAAAATATAAACGCTAAAATTAAGAACAGTCTCATCGTACTTACCTTTCGTGGCTGGCATGTCACTACGAAAGATTATACGCAAATTTATTTCTTCTTAACAGAACTATATATTTCTTCCCAGTAATGTTCAATCAATAATTTTACAATGTAGGTAATTAGCTGTGTTGCTATCCATACCCATATATGACTTCCAACGAAAAACGATCTCTTACTGTCACTCAAATCTATATTATTGCAGATATACCTTTTGAGGGAAATTCGTAAGTCTCGTGGGCTGTCTTTGTCTTTGGGGTGATGTTGTAGTTCGTCATCAAACCATTCTTGGGCTTTGTCATAAACCTCATCAAGGAGATCAAATGACTGGTCAGCATATGCTCGTTTGCCACCAAATCTACGCTCTAACTTATCACCAAAAACACTTCGGTCTATTTGGACATTCATTGTTTCCTCCGTATAGGGTTATAGTTGTCCTATTCAAACCTTTCTTAATATCTCTGCTAAAAAGGCCGTAAGGCCATAGAATAATTAAAAGACACGTTACTTTATAGATGTAAAATAGCCTTTACGAGAGAATATACACCTTATATTAGTATTAAAATGGAGCAAATGGGTCAACAAAATTCCAACTTTGTGGTTTTTTGTCCCAATTAAGTAACTTTTGGAGGCAACTTCTTGGGGAATAAACCCAAACAATTACTTATTGCGGGTAGAGGAGGTTAAATCCATATTTTTTCTATTGACGTAACCCCATGTCCTCCTTATGTTTATGTATGTATTTGTCTATATGTACTATCGGTATATCGTGTATGTGTTCTTTAATATATTATACTGTATTTTAGCTATATGTCAAGTCCTTTTCACAATTTTACGTTATAATTTTATTATGTATTTATATCTAACAAGAACCTCAATATACTATGTGCTTTTATGGCTTTTCACTGTCGATTATGTATGATGAAAAAGGAATGGAATCGGAACACTCTGGAGAAAAAAATAACTTTATGAGCAAAAAAAATAAAAAAGAGAAGAAAAAGCAAATCTGTATAGACTGTAAAGAAGAAACGAGCGATTATTACAAAGTGCCAACGAACAGAGGCAACATAATCAAGTGTGCAAAGTGTTATGAGTTATGGATTTGGAGATCAACAAGACTCAACTGGAACTTCGGAGGTAATAGCGGCAAAACAAATCATTATGACGATTAAATAAATGCGTATGTAATACTGGAAAGATAACCCTAACAAGGAAACTAAGATGAGAAACACAGCAATAATTTGTATGTTATTCTTTGTAGTGCCATTTCTGGTAGCGTCATACCCCGAAAAGAAAATTGATAACCAAGACTTCATTGAGCCAGAAAGCGTCTTTGTCTCTGCCGAGCAGGATAACAATAAAAGGGTTTTATATTTTGGGGCGACTTGGTGTTCTCCCTGTAGGCTTATGAAGCAGGTTCTAAAAAAAGAGAATGTTAAAAAAGAACTAGATAAAGTTGACTTCATTATGTATGACGTAGATAAAGACAAGAAAGAAGCGTCGAAACATAAGATCAAGCTAATACCTACAATCATATTCTTAAATGGAGACAAGGAGAAGGAGAGAACGACCGGCTTAGTCCCAGAGCAAAAACTCATAGAAAAGATCAAAAATTTGTAAAGTTTGGGATTGACATAGACGAAATATAGTATATAATACCACGATAACCTTTACTCGAAAACGGAGCAGGATTATGCAAATCACCAGAGAATACGAAATAGAACAGGTTGACTTGGCAATAAGGTATTACGAAAAGGCATTAGAAGATTCTTGGAGCGTTCAAGAGCATGAAAAAATCTCCGCTACGCTCAAGGTTTTAATATCAAAGTTAAAGGAACTAACACATGCCAGACAAGAGTGAATTTATAAGGCATCTTGAAATAGCACTCGATATGCTAGACAGAGCAGAGGGTACAACTCTCTATGACATAAATAAAAAAATGATGGGATGGACAGACACAGAATATTCAGACATGCTTAAATCTCTAGCTGTTTTTCTGGTACAGATAAGGCATGACAACAAAAATGACTAGAACAGATATATCTTTCTTGGCAATATGCTTGACTATTCAGCCTAACATTACGTTGATTCTGTATTTTGTTGGACTTTACGAATTGGTAAAAAGAACATGGAAATTAACAAGAAAAACATAAGAAAACTTTATAGCAAAAACTTAGAGTGGGCTAAGTCTGAACTGGAAACCGAAGAAGAAACACAATCGGTAAAACAACTTGCTGTTAAGTTTACTATGAACGACATGGCATCTATAACAAAGAGATACCTTCTAAAAAAAGAAAAGGTCAAATTCTTCTAAAAAAACTAAAGTACCCACTTGACAATGACGATAACTATAGTATAATTGATAGCGTAACCGACACTTTTAACCTTTGGGAGTACAATGACATACTACATGTATATCGAATCAGGCTGTGCGTTTGAGGCAGAGTCAGAAGAAGATGCCCGTGAGCAGGCAACCGCTTGGTATATCGAGCAGTTGCAGAAAGGTGAGATCGAACTACTAATTGAGGAAGAATAGTGAATAAGTTTAGAAGTTATTATGTTGACTTACAAGATGGCTACAAAGAAGGAGACTTATACGAACATAAAGGAGAGATGTACGAAGTAATCAGAATTGAAGCGTTCAACCAGTTGATGGAAGTACAGGAGATTGAAGATGAACTACAGCGAGAAACAAAAAGAAACCATAATTAAATGTATCAATAGCTTTGGTACTCACGAACATCCAGCACCAGATTCAGTTCCATTGGCGGGATTCACAGAGCATTACATTATAGAGTGTTTATGTAAAGCCTTAGAACATGAACGAGGTAAGACTGATCTCGTAAGAAGCACGATCAGTATTCTATTGGAACATAAGGAGTGTGTAACAATGTCTAATGCCGTTCATATGGACGGTCATTTGTACGATGACATCGTAGAGGAGTTTGAAAAATTTTTAGGAAAATCTAAAGTTCCCTCTTGACAATGCCGATACCTATGGTATAATAGAGGCATACTAACCAACCAACCACAAGGATTAGAACATGAAACTTTACACAGAAGATCAAGACGTAGCAGTACACGGCGATTTCGAGACATCTGATTTCGCTATTGGCGACATTGCGTTTATCGTAGATATGTTTGCCGACAAGGTATACTCTCACAAAGAGCGAGCGATTATCCGTGAGCTTTCTTGCAATGCACATGACAGTCACNTNATGGCNGGNACTACNGANATTNCGTTTGACGTTCATNTGCCAACACAGTTAGAGCCATACTTCTCTATTCGTGACTACGGTACTGGACTCACAGACGACGAGGTGCGTAACATCTTTGCCGGTATTGGTATCAGCACCAAGCGTGACAGCAACGAGGTCATTGGTTGTTTTGGCATCGGTAGTCTGTCGCCATACTCTATGACAGATAGTTTTACCGTAAAAAGTTATATCAACGGAACATGCCGCACCTACACATGCTACCGTGACGAAGATCGCAAGCCAGTGGTTGCTCTGCTTACAGAGTGTGGATGGGGTGGTAAGAACGGTCTGGAGGTCACGCTATCTGTAGAGGGCAAGGTATACGAGTTCTCAGAAGAAGCGGCTAACGTGTTCCGGTTCTGGGAAGGTACTGTACCAAACATCAACGACAAAAGCGTTGTCAGCACCATCGAGGAA